CGTAAGCGTGCACAGGAGGTCGAAGAGGCCCGTAAGCGTGCACAGGAGGCCGAAGAGGCCCGTAAGCGTGCACAGGAAGCGGAAGAGGCTCGCAAGCGTGCGCAGGATAGTGCAGTTGCTCGACGTGCTTCAAAGCCTACACGAGCTATTCATGTGTATGGTGCTGATTGGTGTGGTTTTACGCGGAAACAAAATAACGAAATAAAAGACGCATTAAAGAATGATCCTTATGCCGGAGAAAAACATATTATTATAGATTGTCCCTCCAATCCTACCAATAGTGTTTGTAAAGATTTACAGGCATTCCCGTTAACCGTTATTCACACTGTTGGTGAAAAATATTCTCTTGAAGAAGTTACACAACAACATCAGCCAGGTTACAGACCAGGAACGTCTGTAGTTGCTGAGCTTGAAAAAGCGATTGCTTCGCAGAAGGCTAAAAATAAGCCGTCTGCTGCACCTGCACCTGCACCTGCACCTGCACCTGCACCTGCACCTCTACCGCTACCATCTTGGCTACAGAAAAAACCTTCACCTACCCCTACATCTCACGGTTCACCAGCAATTCATGTTTATGGTGCAGAATGGTGTGGCTTCACAAGAAGACAGAACAACGAGATTAAAGAAGCTCTTGCGAAAGAACCACAGGGAGGAAATGCTCATGTGTACATTGATTGCGCAGGCGAAGGAAAAACAAATCCTGTATGTAATGGTATGCCAGGGTTTCCCTTGACTGTTGTTCATGAGCGTGGAAAAAAATATACTCTTCAAGAGCTCATGAAGATAAAACAGCCCGGATATCGCCCGGGAGCTACTGTAGTAAATGAATGGAAGGAAGCCTGTGGAAAGGCTCCACCCCAAAATAATGTTCAATTTGAAATTAATTCTAGCAGTGAAAAGAGCAAGAAGGCTATTCATGTATATGGAGCAAATTGGTGCGGTTTCACACGCACACAGGTTTCAGAACTCAAGGAAACTCTTAAGCATGAGTCCGGTGGTTTAGAATCTCTACACTTCCATGAGTGCACTGATCAAAATCTTGGTGCTGAACACAAAAAGATATGTGGGGGTCTTCAAGGATACCCTTTCACCCTAGTTGATGATAAAGCCGGCCCAAAGAAACCCGTTGCAGAATTACTAAAAACAAATCGCATGGGCAAACGCCCTGCGGTAGAAGTTGTAGGTGAATGGAAGCGTGCTTGTGGCGATCTTTCACCAGTAAAAGCTCCGGCACAACCACAACAAGGCGGTTGTAAAAGCTGCGGTGGCCGCTAATTTTAAATTATTGCAAAAAACTTTATTATTATAAAATAATAGTATTATAAAATATATATGCTTCACAACAGATATTTACTACCTTCGATGAGAATGACATTTATTAAGAGCAATAATAGGTATTACAAACCACATAGTCAACCAGCGAGTGGAATTGGTGGATCATGTAATCGTGCACTTCTTAATGCTAAACGGCGGCGAGTGTAATATTTATTTCCCAAAATATTTTGTATTTATAACTATCATATTTTTATAAATATAAATTGAAATATAAATATATTATTTGTATTATAATAAATATCATGGATGATACTAAAAAAATGCATGGTTGGTTTTCACGCAAAGCCCATGCCATAAGCAAAAATATAGTTTCTTACATAACACCCCAACATAATATTGTTATCGTCACTAGTGTTACATATTAGTCGACCGATACTGGAACACAATGGGACGACATCATATATTTAGGTGAAGTTACCAAATTTGTTAGTAGTAAACCCAAATCTAGTTTACTTATTATTGATAGAAATATATAGTAATTTATTTGTTATCATTAAAAATGAATTAAACATTTTAGAGTATATTTTTTAATGACAGATTGGATCGAAAAATATGCTGCGATTCACGAAAGTGCTGTGACATTATTTAAAGAAAAAAATGCGGATTATGGTGATGCATTTGCAGAATACGGGGCAGTCGGCGTTCTTGTGCGTATTGGAGATAAAATAAAGCGATTGCAAACAATTAAAAACACCGGTATTACCATGGTAAAGGATGAAAAAATGCGTGACACTTTACTCGATTTACATAATTATTCCGCGATGGCGCTTATGTTATTAGATGAGAATTCAGATGCATAAACTTGGATCCATAAACTTTATATAGAGTTTAACTTAAACTTTTTCTTTTAGGTTTATATATGTCTCAATTATATGATTACACCTATAGAATTCTTATCATTGGTGATAGCAATGTAGGCAAAACACATCTAATATCTAATTATGTCTCAAATAAAAATATTTCAAATCAAATATTTTCTCCAACAATAGGAGTAGATTTTCATGCAAAATTAATTTCGACATATTCAAAAAAAATAAAATTACATATCTGGGACACATCTGGTGATAAAAATTTTAAGAATATTGTTAGGGCGTATTATACTAGTGTAGCGGCATCGGTAATCGTATATGATATTACACGAAGAGAGTCTTTTGAACACATAAAAATTTGGTTAGAAGAATTTAGAAAAAAAACACAAAACCTCTGCGATATACCTATTTTAGTAATTGGTAATTGTCCAACTAACAAAAGAAAACGACAGGTAGAAAAATATGAATTAGAACAGTTTGGCGAATTACATAATACCATGATTGCTGAGGCAGAATCATGTGAAATGACACATTTACATAATATATTTCAGCCACTTTGGGATAAAATTACCAATAAATTTGTTAGCACGGAAAAATATAATCCCGGTGTAAAACGCTTAACACGAGAATTATTTTTACCTAAACTATCTCAGTCTCGTAATCCTATGCATACGCCGCAAAAACATAACCCTAAACCTAAATCAATGAATAAACATAATGATCTTGCCTGTGTAATTTTTTAGTGTAATTTTTTAGTGTAATTATTTATTTAATTATTTGTTAAATAAATAAAATAAAATAACCTCGACTTATTATAGTAATGTCTTCTCTAAATTTAGATCCAAATTCATATACACATTCCGAACTTAAAAAACTTTTGTCGTTGGCTGATGATTATACGCATCACGACATTATTAAACATAAACAGCGACTATTGCATCAACTGAATCGTGATGATACAAATAAAACAGATGCGCACAATATAACTGCTTTTCTGGATGTGATAACAGAAAAACTAACCTCGGCAATTACAACACCATTAGAAAGTGCAAATATAAAACCGGCTATTATTAATATTGAAGAAACAAATACTAATTATGATAAACCAAATGCAATCACTCAGCATGACAGTAATTTTATCATTACCAATGAAAATACGATGGCTGGTCTGTCAGCGAAGTCACAAGACGGACGTTTAGTATCGGTTGCTACGCCAGCCGGTTATATGAATCCTATTAATGTTCGAACAATAGAGCAATCACTCAATATAGATAGTCGATTCCGAAAAAATTATTATACTACACAGTCAACAAATTTTTCGGTCACACTTCCCGAACCACAAAAAAATGTTGTCAAGATGAGCGTGGATTCTATTGAATTCCCGTTATCTTATTATGCTATTTCGGCAAACAATAAAAATAATACGTTTGTTGTTATTGAAAGTGCTGCTTCTGAATCATGTACAAATATCAAAGGTAATGCTTGGCGTGTTACATTACCGGATGGGAATTATGAGCCTTCTTGGATGCAAGAAAATATGGCAATGCCATTTGAAGAAGCGATGACCAATGCTCTCGCTGAGGCAGAGTATGGAACTGTAAATGACGATGGGACGTTTACCGCGCCGACACCACCCACCACAACGCCCTGTCCTTTAACGTTTGTTATCGATAGAACCAGTGGAAAATCAATTTTCACGGGAAGCTCGGTATATACTATTCGATTTAATGTCGATATAGATGGCAATTTATCGATGACAGAAAATATTCAAATACGTTTAGGTTGGTTATTGGGATTCCGCGCGGCGCAATATATATCTAGTTCTACTTCACCATGTTCAATTGTATCAGAAGGAATATGTTATCCAGCAGGACCCACATATGGGTTTCTTTCTATTAATGATTATCAAAATAATACTGCTCCGGTGTTTTTACAGGCATTTTCTCAGTCATTATTGGATAATAATATTATATTAAAAATGAATTTGTCAACGGAATTGGGTGGGAATACTGTTTATAAATCATCTGATACTAGTGCAATAACTAGTATTGAGAGAAAACAACGAGAATATTTTGGCCCCGTAAATATACAAAAATTAGATGTTGCATTATATGATGAATATGGACGCATCATTGATTTAAACAACATGGATATGTCATTGACCTTGCGTTTTGAAAAATTATATGATTAGTGAGACGATTTGCATATTTTTAAATAATATTTTAAATAATATTTTAAATAATATTTTAAATAATTATTATAACCAAAATAATTATTATAACCAAAATAATTATTATTTGTTTCATATATATGTGGAAAATTGAAGGCTAATTTGCAGAATAAATAAAGATAAATCATGCCTAGTCGCGAATCAATGTCAACATACAATCCGTCATCCATTGTAACAAATGATGGTCTTAGGCTAGGAGGTCCTACTAAATATGAAACAACTGTACATATTAGACAACCACCATCAGATGGTATGGTAAACCCAACCGAAAAATATATAACATTAGATAGTCTGTCAGACAGCAACTCTTCTAGAAATCTAGACAAATCATACGTGTCATTCGGAGATGAATACAAGGTAAAAACAAACTTTATTCGTCGTATTTATACGCTTCTTTGCATGCAATTGGCAATTACATGTGCCATGTGTTATGTATTTTATACGGTAGATTCTGTTAAAAATTATGTGCTCCAATCGAGTGGGTTGCTGTGGATCTCTATTATTATGACCTTTGTATTCTTGATTGTTGGTTCACCGCCGTGTTATGGGCGTCATCACCCCATGAATCTTATTGCTCTGCTCGGCTTCACGCTATGTGAATCTTATGTTGTAGGTTATACTTGTTTATTTTACAATTCTGCACTCGTTCTTATGGCGTGTGGTATCACACTATCCACTTTTGCGGGGTTGACGACTTATGTAATGTATACGAAAAAAGATTTCAACTTTCTAGGAGCAGGACTATACAGTTGTTTGTGGATTATTATTATTGGAAGTATTATTTCCGCATTCCTACCGAAGATGCCTATTTTCAACTTAGCGATGGCGATTCTTGGCTGCATGACAGCTGTTGGATATATTCTATATGATACATCAGAGATCATCAATCGCATGGAAATTGATGAATATGTATTTGCTTGTATGTCTCTTTATATTGACATTATTATGCTATTTGTAAATCTTATTCAAGCTATGTCGGGAGGGAGGAATGGTGATTAATAACTATTTATGGTTGATATTATGTTGCTTTCGATTTAAAATAACATTGGATCGAATTATTTTGTATATTTTTCATCTGCGGTGTGTTGTTTTCTGTAGTTTTTAATGATGTTTTTTCTGTCGTTTTTTTTGTTGTTTTTAATGAGAAGTCATTGTTTGTATCATTTTCGACTATTTTGCGTAATGCTGCTGCGGATAGATATTTTTTTTCCTCTAATTCAATAGACGAATTTCCCATTGTTTTTGTATATTTGTCTAGTTTTCGATAAAAGTCTCGCACTTTACGATTTATTTTAATTTGTTCTGGCTGGAATGAAGTCAAATACAACCCCTCTAAACATTTGACACGTGATAACGCTACATATGTTTGGCCACATTCGAAAATACTTCGACCAGCATCGATTTGTGCCAAGTCGAGAGTAACACCTTGTGCTTTATGAATAGTAATTGCCCATGCAAGAATGAGAGGAATTTGTTTTACACCAATTCCGGGGAAATTATCACTTTCCCATGTATGACGTGTCATAATACGTATTTGTCCATCATAAAATTTTACTACGGGTGCATCCCCAACAAATTTTTCTACCACCCCTAAGCTTCCATTAACGATAGGGTAATCGCCCTCCATATCAATATTTGCCACGCACATGACTTGTGCACCGATTTTTAATACCAGTTTTTTATCAGCCATAATACTATTCGATAAATTATCTAATTCTTTTTGTTTCTGTTCTGGTGTAATTGTATCACCAAACCTTTGTTTCGCCGTTTCACCATTTAAATCATCATGGAACGTGTGGCTAAATTCAACATATTCACTGCTTAATTTTTCTAGCTCTTTATTATTAATCATATCTACTTGTCTTCGTGTTGGCAACAAAATGGTTGGTTTACAGATTTTTTCATCTTTTGAAGAATCTTCTTTTTTTTTACATTTTTCTTGAAATGCGGCGACGCGATTACTTAAATGCTGGCATGAAGATTTTGAAATTCGTCCTGTTCTCACTTGATTAAGAATTTTTGTATATACCTGGTCTGTTTGTCGAAATATAGTGGTCAATTGCACATAACGATGAAATGTAGTATTCCAATAAGGACTTTCAAAACAAAAAGCCGCTGATTCTGGCGAATCATTTGTTCCCACTGGTGGAAGTTGATAAAAGTCTCCTGAAAAGATGACTTGTATACCACCGAAAGGCAAGCCAGGATTTTTTCTAATGCGACGTCCAAGACGGTCTAAAATTTCAAATAATTTTATAGACATCATGCTAACTTCATCTATAATTAAGATATCCGTTTTTTCCCATTGTTTTCGTTTATGTTTTTGTCTTGATACTCGATCTACTACCTCAAATACATCACCATTTGCTAATCCAATACCGGCCCATGAATGTAGTGTTTTTGCTCCTTTGCACCCCAGTAATACAGCTGCACAACCGGTTAGTGCACACACTTGCACCTCCTTTTCTCTTTCCTCGGCATTTTGCACCATATATTTGATTAATGCTGTTTTTCCGGAACCACCCGGGCCAGTAAGAAAGACATTTTCTCCATTTCGAAAAGCATCTAAAGCGTTATTTTGTTCTGAAGATAGTTCCATTTATAATTGATAGCACTAGATATAAGTGTTATCAATTTTATACTTAAATAAGTTTTGTTTGTTGTGAGTATTATTAACAACTTAGATGTGGTGGACATACGGTATCTTCTTGAATACACGGAGATTGTTGTTCAAAATATATTTCTTCTGGATATGACATACCTCTAAGTGGATCGGCATTTGCGCCTTGTAAATAATAGTATGTATTTTTAAAAATAGGCGTTTTCGTTGCTACATTTTGAATCCATGGCGGGGTGTGACCTGGTGTAGAAAAATAACATGGTGCATAAAAAATTTGTTGTAGTGGATCCACTAATTCATTTGAGATTGTGATAACATCATTTGTTGCTATATACACGTCATTTGATAAACTGTTATCTGTCAATTTTGTCCATGATACCGGTTTAATTGGAGCACTATTGGTGTAGTCTACTTGCATAACATTACCACCCCACGTTTTATATCGGTTGGCGCCGACATTTTTAACAGGATTTACCAAACGTTTGCCTTTGGTAATATCTAATAGTAACTCATAATTTTTCGCGGATGCTAAACGATATTGATTTTCCGGGATGTTTTGGGTGTTGGCGGCGGCTTTGAAATGTTTGCTGATAAAATTTTGATTGTATTTTCCACCATTTTTTTTAACTGGATTTGGACCATTTTTTTTTGAATTATTTTGCATCTCCACGTATATTGTTTTTTGGCGACGAGAATTGGTTTGATCACTACCATTTACTATCGTGGAATGTAATGTTTCAAAACAACTATTTGTTGACATATATATATAATAATGATAAATTAAATCTATACAAATGAAGTAATCCTTCATTTATTATTTACTTATTTAGAATGATTGCTAGCATAATTGCTATATGATTTTCCAATACAAAGAAACACATTTTTTCAATATCATTTTCATTACCGAGGAAAAAGACAAATGATATATAGAACCCTACACACATAAATAACCCTAAGATAACTCCTATGAAATACTTTACCACTGTGTCACTTACTTGTTTTGAAATATAATCACTTTTTGGTATATAAAACAAGTAAAATATATAGAGGAAGCCTGCCCATATACAAGTTTTCTTAAGAATAGATTTACCTCGCACATTTATGTCAGATAAATATCTATTTATATTCATTGCTATCGATCGTGAGAACTCGCAATATCATCAATTTTATTTAAAATTATGGATTTTACAGAAACAAATTTTTTATTATATTTATTTTTATTATAATCTTCAAAGCTAACTGGTTGAATTGGTAGCTCAGGAAGAAGATATTTTTTCATACCAATAAACAACTGCATATTATCTTCTGTATTATAACAATTCCAATATGAAAAATTTTCATTTAAAACTAATAACTGGTTTAGTTTATCTAGATTTATTGATTTATGCATTGTAGGATTTATTCCTATTAAAAGAATACCATCATATGCCAACATTTTATATAAATTTTTTATGGCTTCTTCTCTATAGTCATCATTCTCTAAACAGTTCATTGATAAAATTACATTAAATGTATTATCTTGAAATAGTTTTTTTTTATAGGATATTAATTCGCCGTTTTTAGCATGCGGTGAAATACTAGAACTGTAAAACGAGCTATCTTCAAATAAATCAATGTAATTTTTATTATATTCTCCGGTATCTAAAACTACCTTTTTTTTAAAATAAATGGGAAAGACACTTTTTACATAATTTAAAAAAAGTAATTTTGTATCAGTCATTATTATTGTATTACTTTTTTATTGAAAACTTATTCCGCATAACATTATTAAGTATTGTAATAAAATTGATGCGTTTTAATATTGATATAAATAACTAATATCATTATGCATTTTACGGAACAAATAGACGATATCTTTAACCAGCGGCGCACCGGGCTCTCGGAGAATGAGCGACGTGCACTCCATTATAGTAAACAAGAGATAATTGAAGCTTATAACTCGCTTCGTCAACTTGGACTAGATAACAATATTTCCTTTACGGCGAATATCATATATAGTTATCATCACCCCGAAGGTTATAGCTACCCTCTCGATGTTATTATTCAATCATCCACATTCTTTACCGATCTTGACAATATCATTAGTATGATGCGCGGTGAACGACCACACGATTGGGATGGAGAACCTGATGCTTTCGATGACCTACAACATACCATTAATGTTGCTCATAATCGACTGGTATTGGAGGCTGGTCGCGTTAACACATTGTGGATCAAAGTTACTGCCCAGATTATAAATAACATGCCAAATGAAGAAGACATGGCATTACACTGGCATCACGGTGAATTGCACTCTAATAATATTTCGCAGCATATCGAAGCGGATAACTTAGCTAGTATGAATCTACACCAGCCAAGTGAAGATGATCAAAATATGCCTGATCTTATAGATGAAGACGGAAATGTTGTTGACGACAATACTCAGAATAACGAATCCGATGTGAGGGAATGGGAAATTGAACATCAAGCATGGGATATCATTTCTGCACAGGCACGAGGTGATAACTCTGGTATTGTTATGGGTGCACATAATCGGGCAAGCATTCCATCAACTAATGTCTCTATGGAACATAATAACAATGAGGTAATCTACGAGAGTGTAGCTCCCTGATCTTACATTAAATAAATTGCTTGCTAATTGAATTGAAATTCGCTATCTATAATATCTAATTCTTCATCCATTTGAAATATATTATTATCATCTTCTCTGCTTAAAACCTTTTTGTATTCTGTGTCGCTAGTATCACTTGATGAATCATTACATTCAGATGTGCTATCAAAGTCTAACTCGTTGTCTAATAGGTGAACATGTATAGGAGAGCTTCCCTTCTCCTGTTTTTTGATTCCATTGTTTTGTTTATTGTCGGTATCAATTTCACCAGCATCAATTTCACCAGCATCAATTTCACCAGCATCAATTTCACCAGCATCAATTTCACCAGCATCAATTTCACTGGTATTATACTCAATATATTCATCAGAATCACTCAAAAGAATATCTTCTAATATCTCATCTAATATTAAATTTTGTGCTGTTGCATTATCAGCACATGGTGTTTGTTGTGCCATGAGTCGTTTTGCTTCATGCACCAGAGGTATCTTGGACTTTAATTCTTTTTGTGTTAATTTCGTAAACTTACTCACTGGTTTCCCTCGTCTTAATCGGTGGTAAGCTATTTGTTTTTTTATTTGTGGAAATAGCGGCATTGATCGCGATTTTTTTATTTTTGTAGAGTTCATATATATATATTTTACTAAATAATATTTATTTTAAAATTTTATAATAGATATTATTTACACTGTCGGTATAATTTATTTTCTTCTACGAGATTTGTTGCGGCGTGATTTATTGCGGCGTGATTTATTGCGACGAGATTTGTTGCGGCGTGATTTATTGCGGCGTGATTTATTGCGGCGTGATTTATTGCGGCGTGATTGGTTTCGGCGTGATTTACCGCCACGATTCATTGGTGAAGGAGTTCTTGGAGTGCTTGGCGGTAGTGGAGTGCTTGGCGGTAGTGGAGTGCTTGGTGGTAGTGGAGTGTTTGGCGGTAGTGGAGTGCTTGGCGAAGTATTTCTCAATGGTGAAAGAGTTTGTGGAGTTACTGGTGGTATTTGCGGTGATCTTTCTTGCTGTTCAAGCCTCTGTGTCGCTTCAGCTATTTTACGATTATTTTTTTCTCTCCTATCTGGAGAAGGTATTATCATTCTTGGTGTGTGAGAAGGTGAACCAGGTGAACTAAGTGTTCCCGGTGAGTCTTCTTCATTGAGACCGAATGAAAGTCTTCTCTGCAGATTTAACCCCCTGTCACTAGAAGGAGTATGCCTTGTATTTGCGATTGAAGAACCGGTTCTAGGTGTTATATAAGATCGGTTTTCAGAGTGCATAGGAGTATGCATTCCAGGTGTTATAGTAGGGGTTTGGAATCCACCTGGTGGTGGCGGAGTAGTATTTGCAGGCATTATATAATATATATCTAAAAAAATTGAAACTAAATAAATAAACTAAATATGATGAACGATTACATGTTACAAGATAATCGTATGTCAAAACGCGATGATTGGGAATTTGTATACAACGGTTATACTTTAGAATTTCCTAAAGGATATTATCTTTACAAACCAACCGGAGAAAAATTTAGTTTTTCTCGAGGAATACAAGATAAAGTGGGAAAGGATAATGAAGATTATATATATAATATGTGGTGGTTTGATAATTCTTAATTTAAATATTGTGACCAATTTAATTATCTATATAATATATAATGGGTGGCGGAATTATACCGATTGCCATACATAATAAAAAACTTTTTTTGTTGTTTGGGCGCGAGGTTGAAGATAAAATGTGGGGTGATTTTGGTGGTGGGCGTGAAGGAAAAGAAACCAGATTTCAAACTGCAATACGCGAAGGTTGCGAAGAATTGGATGGTTTTCTTGGATGTGAAAGCGCATTAAAAAAACTGGTTACAGACAATCTTGTCGCACAAGTAGATACCGAACAACTTCGCACCTATCTTTTTGAGATTAAATATGATGAAAATCTGCCATTTTATTTTAATAATCATCATAAATTCATCAACAAACATCTTCATCACAAGGTCAATAAAAAGGGGCTATTTGAGAAATCGCAAATAAAATGGTTCAGTATTGCAGAGCTGAAAAAAGCGCGCTCCACATTTCGCCCCTTTTATAGAAAGGTTTTAGACAACATCATTGCTATGAGTGGAGAGATAGAAACAAAATTAAAATAAACTGCACTTGATAATACTAGTAGATTTCCTGTTTTATGAGTTATTTTCTACAACTTTTCTTGAATACTTATTAGTAATGAGTATTCAAGAAATCGATATTGCAAACTATACACAAGATTTACATGTCGATAAAGAAGACAAGGAAATGTATGGCGAAATATTATCGCCCTTTTCTCTCATTGAAGATATGTTTTCTCTCTTACCTCCTGCTGTATTTCAACAAAAAAACAAACGTTGGTTAGATACTGGTGCTGGTTCAGGGTTTTTTAGTATGATTCTATACCATAAACTTTACGACGGTCTTCGCGAAAAAATTCCTCTACATGAAGAACGTCACAAACATATCATTGAAAATATGCTCTTTATGGTTGAATTAAGAGAGAAAAATGTAGAAAAATTAAAACAAATGTTTGGAGAAACAGCAAATATTATTTATTGTGATTTTCTCTCTACCGACTACCATTCATCCCTGATAAAATCGTTTGATTACGTCATTGGTAACCCACCCTTTCATTTTAACGGGGTGAAAAAAGTTCCCACGAATACGACTAAATCTAAGAAAACTGATGGCATCACTCCTTGGTTTTCTTTTATTAAACGTTCGATTGGCTTGCTTCGCACGAATGGGTTGTTGCTTTACATTGTCCCTGCGATTTGGATGAAGCCAGATAAAGCCAGGGCATATCATTATTTAACGAGTTATCATCTTGAAAAAATAAAATGCTATACCAACACAGAAACTAATAAAATATTTTCTGGAGAAGCACAAACTCCAACATCGGCGTTTCTACTAAAAAAAAAACACTACCCTACACTTCTTCCACAAAGTATAGAATTATTTGATAAAGATAGAGAGAAATTCACGACTTATATTTTATACCCTGAAAATCCTATACCGTTATTTGGTGCCAGTATTATTCAAAAACTACAGCCTTTTATTGGAGAAGCCAAAAATCATCTTCAAGTAGTGAAAACAAATATGCCTAAGAAAACTGCTATTCTCTCCGTGAATTCATCCACCACACACCCTTATCCTAATATACATACCTGTAAATTAGATTACATTGTGCCGACATTGAAGATAGTATACAGTGACCAACCACTAGCATTCTACGGCGATACAAAACTATGTTTAGCACATAAAATGTATGGGTTTCCTTTTTTAGACACTGATGGTAAATATGGTATTTCTAATCGAGATAACTATGTGATTTATAATAAAACTGTTGCTGATCTTAAACAAATTGCAGCATTTCTCCGGACTAAAACAGCACTTTATATTTATGAAGCCGCTAGATATCGCATGAAGTATCTCGAAAAATATGCCTTTGAATTTATACCGGATATTAGCCAGCTAGAAGACTTCCCAAGTGAACCCAATGATGAAAATATTGCCCAATATTTCGATTTTGATAGCATAGATAGAGAGAATATTGCTAAATTACATAAAAAAAACTATCAGTTTTCTTTTATCGATACGCATACAAATAATATATAGTCCAAAGATTAGCAACTGCACACCATAATGACCCATAACCACCATTAAATACGTGCATCATAATAGGGAAAGCGACCATTCCCAGCAATATAGCATTCCAATTTGGATATACTGAGAAAATCAAAAAGGCTACTAATTCTAAATAAGTGAGTTCTTTTCCTCCCCATATTGGTGATGAGAAATAGTTGTCGCAAACAGATTTCGAATATCCATGAAAACGCATAAAAATATAGCCCGTAAAACCCAGAGAAATTGCGTATAAATTTACAGTATTACTAGTATTACTAGTATTCCTAATAAACAAATTATAAATAATCTGTGCCGATAACACAAAGGGAATAAGATAGGATGTCACAAAAAAATTAATCTCATTTCTTTTCATTTTATTCCACCACAATATCGCATCTAAAAGCTGCACTGTGCTAAAAATCATTAGAAAAATAAGATTATGTTTTTGTATTTTGGTGAGTGACTGGGTTTGTAATAAATATAATGCTGATGACCAGCTAAACGCAAATGTTCCAAGACTGACTTCAAAATTAAAGCACATTACTATATAAAAATATTATTTTATACAAAAAATTGAGTGGGGATCTTTTGGTTTTCATATCGCACGTTTTATTTTATATGTATACACTGGGAACTACGCGCTTTAACACCACTTCATGGAATGAAAATATGCGTTATCGTGAAAAAAAACAACACCCCGGATGCATATATGGCACGCCCAAACAAATTACGGAAGCCTTAACTTTGCATCAGCCAATGTTTGTTTTAGAAATGCAAAATGATGCGAATAAAATTATGGGAATTGGACTCATACGTAATGCTATTGTTTTAGACAAACATCACAATATATATAGCGATCACTTTTACAATCGCTATACATATAAAGGTAAATTTCGCATCGATCGTAATGATTTAAACCATGAAGAATTAAAGGTTATCGTTCTCTTAGATGCTCTTATATTTAAGGGTTATCATCATCTTAAACGAGGACAAGGAATTACTGTAGTCCCTTCGTGGATAACAAGTAGTAAACATATAAATTTTATAAAACGCATTAGGGCAATGTTTCGAGAGAGATTTGGAGAAACACAAGACATGGAAAAAGAAGATATAAATGTGAATCTTCAATAAATTTAAATAATAATAATTATTAAATTATTTAATGCGCGTGCAAAATATTTTATGAAACACAATCTTTTATTTTTTTCATGATTTAAAATAAACAAATCAAATACTAATATATATCATTTATTATGGGAGATGTTAATTTAGATCCAGACAGTTATAGTTTAGATGATATTTATACGTTAATGGATGTCGAGGAGCCCACCGTTCCGGAACTTACCTATGCCGCAAATGCTATTATCGAGCAAGCGAATGAAGAGGGTAATGACACATTGGTTGAATTGATTCAAGCCTTACGAGATAAAGCCATCGTCGAAATACAAGCTAATGCAGAAAAAGAAACATACGCACCACAACATGAAGACGACCCGCGAATAGCCGATGTTTGGCAGAAACAGTATAAAACACAACCGAACCCTGAGCAAAAAAAACATATTACTGATCGTGCGCAAGAAGTGCAAATGTATGAAGATGAAAATCCGCACCCTGTCTTATTTCGTAATCAACTCGGTGTCTCCAATACGTATAACCCGCCGGTAGCACAGGGAACAATGAATCCTAATCTAAAAAACACCGTTTCTCGTATCGTTTGTATCGATAGCCAGTTTCGTCAAAATATATTACCATACAAGAGTGGGAATTTCAATACACCATCATTAAATACGGACTACACTCTAGATTTATCCGACCCTTTGAAAAATGTCATTTCTATCCGTTTAAATTCGATTCAAATACCGACATCATGGTATACCTTTTCCAAACATTTGGGAAATACACATTTTCAGGTGGATGGATCATCAGTATATATTGATGATGGATATTATGATGCAGACAGTTTATGTTCAGCATTAAATAAAGTAGACCCTGCTAAGCTGGATTTTAGTTTAAATCAAGTTTCTAATAAAATACATATCAAGAATATTAGTGGGACAGATATAAAACTCACCTTTTATAAACCAGGTGGATTAGGCAATACATCCACGGAAGCAACCACTTATATCAATAACAATTTGGGTTGGTATCTTGGATTTCGAATAGAACCAAATCCCGCTGATGGTGCTATTGAAATTACTATCCCAGCTGGAGGAATAGTAGCCGATTCACAGTTGAATTTATATGGACCGCGATATTTTATTTTGGCAGTCGACGATTTCAATCAAAATCATCTCAATAAAGGTTTGGTGAATACTATCGATGGAACTACAAAATTAGCTTTGCCAGATTATTATATACCGGATTGTTCGTGTAATCGCAGCGCCCAACCTTTTCCCTATAAATCTCCGATTAAACAGATGGCACCACAAAATCCTCGCAAACTAACGAAAGCACAATTGTATTCTGTGAATGAAATCATTTTAAATCAAAGCGTGCCCAATTTACGAGCTCCCGGACCAACAACCACAAATACGCTAGCTACTATTCCATTGAAGGGTATTTCCTTGCTGCGAAAGTCTTCACCACCGGAGCCTTTTGTGGAGACTGGAATCGCATTACAAACTAATAAACGGGAGTATTTTGGTCCGGTTAACATCGAAAGACTGCGTGTTCGTTTACTAGATGATAAAGGTAACATTGTTGATTTAAATGACAGCGATTGGTCGTTTACTATGATTGTTGATCAACTGTATCAATATTAATATCGCTTTTTTTCAGTTGACAAGTAATATATGCAGGACAATCTGCATATAATTCTGGTATATTTTCAGTGTGCCATTCGACTACCAAAGGAACGGTGTGGGACATTACCGCTTTTGAAGTCCATTGTGGCTTGCATAACACCGTGTAAAGTTTTTGAATACGCTGGGAGATACCACCTTTATTGCGTGGTGCAACGTGCTTGACGGCCCATTCAAATTGCAATGCCTGCTGCTTGGTGTGAAATCCAGAAACAAGACAAAGATGTTTCCATCCCGGCCCTTTACTCGTGGTATATTTTGCACCACCACAGATTTCGCCGTTGTGTTGGCGGAGGCGGCGCACAGGGTCGGGGGAAACACCCGCGTAGGTGCTCATTTTATTCACAATAATGTAAAATATCCATGGTTTTTCGGACATAATGATATTTATAATATAAACTCTATATTATAAATCAATATTTACATATCATATTCTAGGCACAACAACCCGGTTTTGGTGGTGATAAGACACTAAACAGCTGCATGTCTGGTGCAGTAGGGGGTGGATTTTCTATGCGAGGTAGTTCATCGCCCAATATGTTTAAAATATTAATAATATTGATATTTAATTTCGCTGAAGTCTCCATATGAATAAGGTCTTGCGAGCACGCGTAAAGTTTAGCATCAGTTTCATTCACCACGCGGTCTTTTCTATCACATTTATTGCCGATTAATGCAATCACTTTCACATCGCTATTTTCTTTGAGCTCTTTAATGTGACGTTTTGCCAGTTTGTAACTAGAAGAATCGGCGATATCATAGACTACTAGTGCCGCATCTGAACCACGATAATACATCGGGACCAAACAATGATATTTTTCTTGGCCGGCCGTATCCCAAATTTTAAAATGTAGACTTTCATTCTCGGTGTTGATTATCTTACTAAAATAAGAGGCACCTATAGTTGCTTCCGTATTGGCATTGAATGTATCCGAGACCATTCGCAGGGCAATCGAAGATTTACCAACCCCGGATTCTCCCATTAACACTAATTTAAAGGTATATGTTTTAGAATCAGGAGTGGACATATATGTATTATTATACTAAAATATTCATAAATTATTTTAGTATAATAATACATATATGTTGAGAAATGAAATAAATGAAATAAATGTTCTAGTTATGAAAAGTAATAAATATGATACCATTCTTCAGCGTCCCACGGAAGGTCTTGCTAAACCATTGTGTTTTTATGGAACTTCATGCACAAGAAAAAACCCTGCTCATAAAAGAGATTTTCAACATGAAGAAATCACACACGAGAACATACATACCCGGCTTGAGGTAGAAAAAAGTCGTTTCTTACGTAATTTTAATGAAATGCTTGCCGTGATAACAGAAAAAGTAGAAATAGTATATGCAATGGCTGATTCCGATAATATTAATAACGCAATTCATGACCTTACACAGTTAATTGGTAGATTAATGCCGTATATAAAACACTTGTTTTTTCTTGAAGAAAATTTAATTCGTGATTTAGATTTTGATATAGTAGCATTAGAGGAATTTATAAACACTCCGTTGATGCAGCTTCAAACGGGAGATATCATCGGCATTCAGGCCTGGGTTCATGAAGATGCCTACATTCCTTTAACAAAAATAGTAACAGTTAAAAATAAACAACGGGAAGAAGTAATTAAACAAATGGCACGCGATAAAGCAGATCATGAGGGTTCATTCTATGATGGTCCACGGCCAGAGAAAAAACGAGGACGAAGTGGAGGAAAACGAACGCGCCGAAAAAAACGCATAAAGGGAGTAAAGAAAAAGAAAAGTAAGAAGAAACTTTTTAACAAAAAAAAGAGAACTGTAAAAAGCGCACTACGGAGATAAACTTATTTTCGTATTTTATTTCGATTTTTATCTTTTCTACTGGTGGAGCCTGTTTTACTTTTTCCACCATTCTTGTTGATGAGGCAGCGGTTAATGGCATGACGGGTGGGGGGAAGGAACCGGCTTATTTCGAGGTAGTAGCAAAGGTCGCTTTGGTCCAGTAAATCCCATACATGATGCCCCAGTGGGTTTACATAATGTGCATGTTCCTTCCATATTTGATTCTAGTAAAAGTTGGTCGTCCCAAGGAATGTGAATTAATTCGCCATCACGCTTATTTAAGTGTTCTTTGCAAAGATATATATGTTTTTTACTTGCGGTTGAATAAAATTTTTCAACATTCATCGCGTTATGTCCAAATAAGCAATGCTGGCAGGTAAACAACATCTTTATATGTATAATATAGTATCTCATTTAATCAATTTTTATACGCAAAACATATATATTGATGCTTAACATATACCATTAACCATGATATGAAAACACATAAAGAGAGAAAGAGAGATAATAATAATGGAAATTACACATCCACGTATCATAGGATTTTTTAAAGAGCATGAGAGTTTACAACCAGAAGAAACTATCCTAAAATTTATTGATATTATGGAATCGCTTCATGAAAATATGAATAAAACTATGAATAATTCTGTTGTGACTGAAATCCTTAGTAATTTAAAGACAATGCAAAGCAAGTTGGATACTGTATCTAATAATGTTGATAAAATTACTGGAGATACACAAACACAATTTTCACTGAAAATGACAGAATTCAAGCAAGATTATATTCGTGAGCTGGAAAAGGTTTTAACATGTAATGTATCTGATAAGATCGAGCCTCTTTTCAAAGAGCAAAACTCCTCACTATTTGATCGCACCGAAAGTATGTTGGGCAAACTCATCCCTAAAAATGAGGAGGCAGTCGCAGAAAGCATAAAAGAAATCGTTCGTGAGTTCCAAGATGCCGTCGCAAGTGATACCCGCACAGCACTATCACAAACTATTGATCGCGATTCATTTTCGGCATATATTGCTGGTTTTGATAAAAAAATGTCCGAAACAGTGTCGGCCTCGCAAACCATTCTAAATGAGGCAATTCGAACCACCGAACAACGCCTGGAAAGCAAGATGGACAATATTAAAGAGTTGTCAACGGCAAGTAATGTAGCGACTTCTTCATTGCATGGCTCTGTAAATGGTCTTCTACAAAAGTTCGAGAATTCGAGTGCAAAGGGCAAACTATCGGAGAATCTTATTCTCAATGTCATTGAGCAAGTATATCCTTCAGCAGAAATTACCGCCGTTGGTAAGACCAAAGAAACAGGAGATATTATGGTAGAGAGAATGCATAAACCCAAGGTTTTGGTCGAAAATAAGATTTGGAACAGGAGTGTAGTGCAAGCTGAAGTGGTAAAATTTATTCGTGATATTGAGGTGCAGAATTGCTGTGGGATTTTCTTGTCGCAGAATGGTAAAATCACGACCAAAGAAAATTATGAAATCAATATACACAATGGCAATGTATTAGTATATGTCCATGATGTGCATAATGATGCAGATAAAATTAAATTAGCGTTTGATATTGTAGATCACCTGAAAGATAAACTCGATGAATTTAGCAACGAGGGTGCTGGCGGCGAAGAAAGCATTTCTAAAGAAATGTTAGAATATATTAATGCTGAATTTCAGAATTTTACTGCCGCGAAAACATCACTCATGAAACTCGCGAAGGATTTCAATAAAAAGTTTTTAAAACAAGTAGAAGAGATTAAAATGCCAACTTTAGAGGATTATTTATCTACAAAATATGCCTTTTCTTCCAACAAGTTTGTGTGTGAATATTGTGGCTTTGTCGGAAAAAACCAGCAATCGAAATCAGCACATCTTCGTGGATGCTTTGCCAAGAAAAAACACGATAGTGCTAATGCTGTTAATATTGTGATCAATTCTGAAAAAGGAATGGGATAAGACATGTTTAGAAACAAATTTTAATATGTCGATAATATAATAATATTGATATGGGTGATACTGATATGAGTGATACTGAGAGCTTGTCGGACAGCTTATCGGACAGCTTCCCGGAGATAGTCGATGACTCACAAATTTCAGATGCAGGTTCACCTGATCATGAATCTGCACCTGTGCCAGCACCTGCACCTGTGCCAGCACCTGCACCTGTGCCAGCACCTGCACCTGTGCCAGCACCTGTGCCAGCACCTGCACCTGTGCCAACACCTGCACCTGCAGAAATAGCACCACCAATTTATGCAACCAGAGTTTACATGGCCCCGTCAGCTGATCCAGGAGGTTATATAGGAGGTAACACGGTAATGTTAGATCTTGGACATGATGAAGTTCTGGTAGAAACATTTGCATCTTCGGTTGATGAAGACAAATTCTTTAAATATACACGTGATGTGAATCAAAAACTTTTAAAAGACATATTAGTTGATAAAGCAAAAGTATTAGACTTACAAAAGCCTGTTGATGTTGTTGAACGCTTATATAGTTACACTAAGGATAAAAAAATGGATTGGTGGACTAGTGATAGTAAAGATCTAGATAAAGAAAGCACAAGAGAAATTAAAAAAGGAAAGACAAAATTATCCGTTTTTGCACATCCAGAACATATATTGTTTTTTGATGTATGGGATGCATGGCCAATTTTAACCTCATTTAATAATTTTATAGATTCAGCAACTGCAAATGTTAAAATCAGAGCCGAGACATTAGGTTATAATTTAAATAACCCAATTTTTATGCAAAAATTGGATGGTCAAACCATGTCGTCTTTTCCGTTTACGGCAGTTTTTAATGGTGATATCTTGTTATTTTCCTATATTTTAACAAAAATAAGTAAATTTGCTGTGGGTGGTGGCTTGACTGTTATGAATGACACTAATTACATAGCGAATGTAAAAAAAATGAATGTTATTTGCATGAATTTTATTTGGCAGCAAAATTTGGTGAAAATGTTTCAGGATATTATGCATGATAATATTTTATGGAAAGGCGGTAGAAAACCATCTAGCAGTAAAACAGCTCTGGTCAGAGAAAAATTCTTAATGGCGATTGGGGCTTTGCGGAGAATATGTTTTGTAGATTATAATAATGATGGTGTTTTTTACTGGACTATACAAAAACCAAAAGGAATCAATATGACTGCACAGCAATATAGCGCATTACTTATACACTTCAATAATATATTTACAAAACTAATCACAACATACTATAGTTCTGAACTGGGTAAAACAAAATATAATGAAGAACGAGAGAAAAATAGACTAGAAGTCGAGTTATTAGATACACTAAACGATAACTATAAAACACCGATAACTGTAACAGAAGACGAGACATCTAAAGAAATGGCACGCATTCAGATATATTTTAATATATCACCGCAAAATATTGTTGAGGTGTCGGCCGATAAAGAAGAGTTTCCTTTTTTTATTTCTCAAAGTTCAATGGCACAAAATATATTAGACTCTATCTTACCTTCTATGATTCCATCATCAAACGTCCAAAAAATAAAAAATTTGGTGAGCAAAAGTGCTTTTAGTGGATTATTTAATACAGATAATTGTAAACCGCGAACAGCTATTTCTGATGAGGATCCATATGATAATAAAAAATTATGTGTAAAAGGGTTAAAAGAACTTACTAAGACTTTCATGGAAGCTATAGATGATAAAATACCTGCAAAAGTTTTGTGGCATGAAGCTGTTATTTCTTCAAGTATTTTTTCATTGTGTAAATATTCTGGTGATACCTGTCATCTGGCAATATCATTAACTTTTAAAGATGCATGTGATACAGCAAAAACCAATGATCAACTTCAAGAAAATTGTAATACTATTAGAGCAAAATTAATAGAAGGTGTAGTGGTAGATGATGCAACTACATCACCAGATTTTTATAATAAAACACTAGCAAAAGATGTTAAAATAACTCTGTGTTTAAAAGAGCGACCAATGGCGGTAAGAACAACAACAGATGAGCCACAATTTGGTAATTTAGTAATTGGTGGATTGGGTGTTATAAACTCTTATTTAGGTGTCTCTGATATCGATAATGGTTATACCATTGCAAACGACCCATTTGAAATGATACAAGTTTTAATATTAAATGAATTAGATATTATTGAAAATGCAGGATTAACACCTAGTGGTGAGGAAGTATTAAAGATTATTAGACCTATTATAAAAACATTGGGATCAGCCGAACCCATTATTTCAGCACAGACTGCGGCTGGTATTCGTAGTGATTCAGTTATTGATGCGATAACAAAAGGTATGTTTACAAATATAAAAGAAATATCAAAAGTTAAAACTTTTCTCGAGTTAACTGATGAAATTATAGTGGATAAAGCATTTCGTGGTTTAATAACATCATTACAATTAAATGATGGAAAAAGTATTCAAACAAAATTAAATGAGTTTAAACCCACCGAAAAACTACTTTTACGCTTAGCTAATATTAATACGGCTGTTACCCAGGCAAAATTTTTTGTTGAAGAAACTGCACCAGAAGCACCAGCAGAAGTAGCACCAGCAGCAGAAGAAAAAAACAGTGTTTTCGATATTTTTAGCCAATTAAATACCGAATTATGTGTTAGAAAAACATTGTTATTTCCCTCACAAATTAAACGCAGTCCACTACCGCCGAAATTAACATATGATACTTATATACTGAAAGTCGACCTTTTTGAAGAGATCATGCCGAAAATTTTAAAAATATCTTATGGGTTAGCTTCAATCATACCGGATTTTGAAAAAATCTCTGAGGCAATAAAATGGAGTAAAAAAAGTAGTAAATTACTAAGCAAACAGAAATGGGACGACGCATGGAATGACACTGTATATGAATGGATAACACACTCCAAGCAGATTATTGATACACTTAAACTATCTGAAGTTATATTAACAACCAATCAACACAATGCGTTGATTGACAATTTTAACCTAAGAAGTCAAGATTCTCTACCTACTTCCTTAACAATACAAACTTTCATATATAATTTAGGGAAGATGGAAAACTTTAAAAAAATAGTAAGTTATAAAAAAACCTATTCTGATAAACAAAAAAACTTACTATCCCTATTAGAAGAGCTTATACATATTGCAAATAAATATGCAACTGGTATTGATTTTTTAACACATATACAAGAAGAACTCACACGACCGACGAGCTTTACTAAATATGTCGAATCGAAAGAGTCTGACCTCTTTCCTATACTAAATAATAGTTTATCAGAAAAAGGCATGAGTATTATGGATAAAGTTAAAACATCTCTGGGGAAAATCTTTAAACCGAGACAAGGAGGGGGGTCAGGAAAAAGGAAAGGCGCTCCTGAAAGCCCCGATTCTCCGCCAAGACCCCTCACCCGACAACGGAGCGACCCACGCGACACACAAGCAGCAGCAGCAGGAACAACAACAGATGCCACCAGGTTACCAGCAGAACCAGCAGCAGCAGAAGCGCCAGCAGCAGCATTACCATCAGCATTACCAGCAGCACCAGTTGCAGCACCAGCAGTAGCGCAAGTAGCAGCAGTAGCACCAGTAGAAGCGCCAGCAGCAGCATTACCATCAGCATTACCAGCAGCACCAGTTGCAGCACCGGCAGTAGCGCAAGTAGCAGCAGTAGCACCAGTGGCAGCATTACCAGCAGCACCAGCACCAGTTGCAGCACCAGCGGTAGCACCAGCACCAGCGGTAGCACCAGCACCAGCGGCAGCACCACAAGATGATGCTAGAACAGATGTAGAATTAGAATGTATGAATAAAGCAATATGTAATACATATCCAATATTACAAGATCGAAAAGAAGCATGTATAGATGCCGCGAATAGATATATTAGTAATATAAAACAAGATAATTCGGAAATAATGTTAGACGAGCCAGCACAAGAGCCGATTATATATTGTTTCAAAAATATGGCATATGCGGAATATGTTACCAGTCTTATACAATATGCTATATATAACATAAGTGGGGGGGCGGATGAACCAGATGCAAGTGGAATGTATGTTATCGGCTTTACAATAGATAAGGATTTTTTGAATAATGTGAGTTATGTAAAACATTATATCACAGATCCTATTGTAGATTCAAATATTATAGATTTATATATTTCATCGTCAGACATCGGAAGGCTATTATATGTTAATTTTGAGAAAAGATTTAATGAAAAAGAGTATATAACAAATATCATATATAGTTTTACCTATTATTCAAAATATACATATCCAGAGGATAATGAGTGGTTTTTCCCAGAATTATACATAGTGTTTTTATATACCTTCATTTTTGGTTACGAATCAAGAGATGATTTCACACAGCATAATTTACCCATTGATAAACAATGTGAACAATTAAGGGAACAGCTTAGTCATTTACAAGACGTTCTTCAAAATGTGGAGAGTGAAGATTTTCTTCCAGACGTGGAGAGTGAAGATGTTGATCCAGATATGGTGAGTGATGCTAGTGCACCCCAGGAGGACACTGATGTGTTTGAGACTAGTATGTATGTACCACCGCCCGCGCCAACGCCCGCGCCACCGCCCGCGCCAACGCTCGCACCAACGCTCGAGGCGTATCAGAGTCATCCAGTACCCGCTTACATGCTTGACAGAGATTACGTTCCATTTAATTTGCAAAAACATTACTCGTTGGATTTTGATGGTAGTTTTGTTACGCAAGACAGAAAAGGCATAAAGAAAAATCTAACAAAAATTTGCATACAGTTTATTTTGAATGCAACCTCAATGGAATATGATGATGACGAGGGAGGGGATGAATCGCAAGATGAATCGCAAGATGCGGTAATAGATACTGATAAACCACCCAAAATCCAGTTTCGTATTAAACGTGTTTTGGATATATTAAAGCCTGATGTATCTACAATTACAGCTATAACAGATGCAGAAGACGCTTCGTATATCAACTTTTCAACACTTGTAGCTGGCGGCGAGGTTAGCGTCATGTCTGATACTGGAGGCGGAGGACGAAAGTATCATAGAAATAAAAGTAGAAAAAGGCGAAAACAGAAAAAATATTCCAGAAAAAATACAAAAAAACAGCAAAAACATACTCAAAAACGACGTAAAAAACATAAAAATGCCACCAAAAGAAAAAGAGAAATTACATAAGGCAGGTATCATCGCCATAACAACAGCTATCAGTATATGTCAAATAATCGCTTTTTGAAGATAAATCGGATGGGCGAATAATGCTCCAATCCAGCTTCTTTTTTAAAAGCCCCAATTTCACTAAAATATAGCTGACAAGTGCCGAACACCAAAATCTGTCGGTTTTTTGTGGCGAAGAATCTTCGCGAAACCAAGCCTGAATCCAGTCTTTTGGCATAATATCGTATGGTTTATCATATACAATATTGTGTATTTCTTCTAATTTTTTTCTTGTGATGGATTCTCTCCCCTTGGTTAGTTGACGGACAAAAATTTGTCCATCAAAGTTAGCTATACATTGGTGTAGAGGTGTTATTTGCACCCCAAATTTTACTTTGCCATCTTGAGGATCTGGTGTGCCTTCATATCCAGATTCCCAAATATAAAGTCCTTTTAATACTGGATGTATAAAAGTAGGATTTTTTAAGACAAAAGCCACGTGCGTATAAGAAGAATCAGTGGTGCTTTGTATCATCCAATCTAAAAATCTCATATAACCATGGACGGTTTTTGTAGAAGGAGAGAATAATAGCATATCGCCAGTTTCTAAATCATCGAATGTAAGGGGCATATATATATAGTATTAGATTATTTAAGTTGATAAATGCGTTTCTTCGGCCACATTTTTAATGGTGCTTTGTAATTCTCTCTTGCTTTGGTCTACACTCTGTGTAATTTTCTGCACAATTTTAATATATTCTTGTTGACCTTTGTCAGAATCCAGGTAATTTGGATGTGCTGCTTCCCATTCTTTAATGGCTTTGATGTGTTTTGTCGAAACACATTGCATTGTTTTTCGTAATTCCTCATTGTTTTTATCTTTATTCCATTCTCCTTTATCTTTGATATACATAGTATTGCGTTTCACATCTGTGCAATGTATGGGACGCGTAGTGACTTCCATGTCTTGTAAGCCTTGAAGCACCAGATTGCGCGAGCTAGAGAGCACGCCATTTTCAGCGGCATGCATAACATCTTTTAAAGTGACTTGTATATTTTTGATAAAATCCTTCATATTAATAGCGTCTTTACATGTTTCATTTAAGAAAATGTTGATATTAAACTTTTTACTATTGTTTGTGGTGTTATTATTGCCAACGTGTGGAATAATTGCTTGCATAGCAGCGCTTTGCTCTTTCATGGCGGCGTGGAGCTTCGCGTTTTCTTCCATGACGATTTTAATCAGTTCTTTTTCGGTTGGCACCTGTGTGCTCTCTTTGGGGACAATAGCACACTGTGGGTGTGCCGCATTCTTGTGTTTCCACAGGCCAGAGGCATATTTATATTGCTTCTGGCAGATCTCACAAACATGGTAACTATTAGTTGTTTTAGTTGCAAGATTTGCAAGATTTTCATTTTTTTGATGTTTTCGTGTCATTTTGTGTTGAAGAAAATTACTTTTGTTATCAGTTCTGAAGTCACATTTTTCACAGAAAAATTTAGTTGTTTTTTTTGCAAGATTAGCTGTTCCATTAGTTCCATCCAAATGCCGTCGTGTCAATTTATGTTTGGCAAAATAATATTTGTTATCAGTTTTGTAGTTACATTTTTGACAATAAAAATTAGTTGTCGATTTTGCAAGATTTTTAGTTCCAAATAGTTCCATACTATAACTATACACACATAAAATAATATGTTCCTAAACCCATTTTATTTTATGTAAAAAAATTTATGGTAACACTTTTGAAAATCTTAAAATGTAATTTACACCTTTATGGTCTAAAGCGTTAATGGCACGTTTTTTTTCAATTCTTTTTTGCAAAATCTGGAAAAGGACAAGGTTGAGCTTGTCCTTTTCCAGAAAATAGAAAGTAGGATTAGAAAAATTTGTGTCTTTTAATCACAAAAACGTGTAGATCCTCACACCCACTCAAGATCATGATCATTAAGTTAAACCCGTAATACTCATTGCTTGTGATAACAGAACATCATCATTTGCTAATACATTGGTGAAGTCATCAAATGGATTCACTGGAGTGAGACTAGAAGCACTCTCTCCTTGTTGTGTCGTGGATGCACGAATACTTGCTACCCTTTGTTCTTCTGCCTCTACTAGTCCATCTGTGAACTGTAATGATCTTTCACTGATTTCGGAATTCATAATAGGCCGGCCCATCCAATCTACACGTTGGGCACCACCAGAGATGAGGTCATTAATGCGTCTTTGATCCTGCACGAACAAGCCATCATCTCCATATCTAATATCGGTTACTAGGTTCACTTCACCTGTCTGACTTATTTTTGGTCTGATATATAGATCATATATAGAATCTAACCTACCAAACCCTATTTCTTTTATTTTGTTGGCTACTTCAAGTTTACTCCGTAATTGAATTTGTGTTGTTTTTTTGATATCCGTAAAAAGATTAAATTGATCTCCTTTCTGCTCAAGATATTTTTTTTCTTCTAACCAAGTTATAAGGTCTTGGTAATCACGTGGGTCTTGGTAATAAGGGGGGGGGTCTTGGAAATCACGGGGTGTCGTAAGTTCTTCTATTTCTCTAAGTACTTCTATTAGTCTAAGTTCTTCTATTTCTTCTTTTATATCAGTTAGCTCTGTATTGAACCACGCGAAATAACTCTTCCAGGTCTTCGTGATTTTATCACGGCGTGCTCGTAACACAGATAAACGCTCACTAATACTAGGCATGTCATCCGAACCAAGTTGGTCTGGGCGTATACATGCCAGACGACGAAAACTCATATATATATATATATATATATATATTATTCTCTCCACCCATAATATAGAGCTATGAAAATTACGAAGATAACGTGGAACATAGAAAATATTCTAAAGCTCTTCGCCCCCATGTTTTTGGGATATGTTGTAAACAGATTGCCGAAATGTAATTATAGATTAAGAGAAATGGCGGGTGCATCCGTAAAATTTAGGCCACCCGCCTATGTTTTTGGCATAGTCTGGCCCATATTGTATATTATGTTTGGCGTTAGTTGGATTATGGCTACTACAAGAGATAATTCTCTCTTACTCAATAGTTGTTATAGTATAATTACCGGATTACTAACAATGTGGATAATATTGTATGCTTGTATGAAAAAGAAGCGCGAGGGCGTATATGTATTGGTTGGAACCATTGGAATGCTAATTGCCACAATGAATCTGGTAGATACGACAAATCGTTTATTGTTAACGCCATTATTAACATGGATAATACTGGCTTTACTCTTAAACGCGTTTGAAGTGCAGAATAGTTAGATTAGTGAACGGCTATAATACCACATGCCAATCTTTTTCCGGCATTTCCAGTTTTTTTAGATTCGTCATTCTCTCCTTTACCTAAATCATCTTTGTCTTGATGAATCAAAATCATTCTACCTAAAACAGAAGTTGTATTAGAGGCTTTCAAAGATAAATCCTTGGCAAAGAGAGAACCTTTTGAGATTTTATTTTTAGAAATAATATTCCCAAGATCGCCCGCATGTCTTTCTTTTGAATGTAACCCCCCATGATTTTTTCCCAAAGGATTAAAATGTGCGCATGCACTATCACAACCATGCAATATATTTCCCGATTCGTGAATATGAAATCCATGATGTCCATCGCGTAAACCTTTGATATCATAATTTATCCGCAATCCATTATTTTTTTCTTTAAAATAAACAACTCCACTAATATTGGATTTGTTTTTTTCTAAAACAGCAATTGCAGAAAGTTTTTTGCGACATTTTTTAGTTTTTGCGCCACCACAAAACTTATATGGCGCACAAGAGCTTCTCATTGTAAATCCGCGAACATGTTTACATTTTTTACGAGAGAATTTTCTGGGTAAATCGAATATTTTTCCATCTTTTCTCTTACATTTTTTGGCTTTTTTCGTTTTACAACAAGATTTCATAGAATATATATGATAAAAAGAGAGAAAAAAATCGAAAATGGCAAAAAATAAATATCGTTTGATAAATATTAAAAGATATTTATTATTTTTCACCATAAGTGGTGCAATGATGGCGAGTTAATATTATGCGCTCCGGAGAATTCGCACTTTAAAAACTTAATTAAGAACTTAAATTGCGAATTCGCAAAATAAGAACTTAAATAAGAACTTAAATTGCGAATTTGAGACATTTTTCTCCTAAATAAATTTATTTTAGGAAGATTTTTTGGCGA